TAGCAGACATTTTGATTGATATAGATCCACTAGACAAATTCCAAGAGTGATTATTATGACTGAAACTGAAACTGAAACTGTAATTGAAGAATCGAAAACAACAACTAGAACACAACGCTTTGCTGAATGGCTGATGAAGCGAGACGAACGACGCCAGGAGAAGGAAACCTCCCTGGAGGGATTGATGAAATTCAACATCTTTCTTTCAACTCTTACATTGGTATCTGTGGCTGGTGCGACTGCACTCGACTATGCAATGATTGCATGGCTTTGGGTCTAATCCCAAACCCACTCTGTCCGATCCGGATACCTGTTGTGGAAATAAAGCAACACTTCTCTGTTTGCGTCGCACTTGAGACACACTTCAATAAATCGAACACGATTGTGTGTTGAACCCTGGTATTCTCTATCGATGGTAGCGTGTGAACATTCTTCACGTTCACATTCAATACACTTGTTTGAATCGGCTTTGGACATTTCATCAGCCCATAGCATATCTGCACCGCACCAATGACATGTGCAATAATCATCGTCGCTCATTGTCGAGGCCTCCAAACGACATCAGTGTTGCATTCGTCACAGTAACCGAACCAGGCGTAAGTTCCATCTGTAAACTGTTTCCAATCTGCTTCTACATCTGAACCGCACTCTCGATGAAACATTGTTCGAGATTCTTTGTGCATGTTGTTTGTTCGTCCATGTTTGAGAACCTGGTCCCGAACCCATTGTGAGAAGTTCGGCATCTTCTTGCTCAATTCATATGTCGTCGGGCATAGCGTTATTGTTTTGTGTCTCACTCTTCTTCACCTTGGCTTAGTATGGCTTTGATGTCATCCATCAAAATCCATAGATCTTGTTCGCTCAGTGTGCTAAGGTAACCGCGTGTTATTGTTTTGTGGCGCATTATTTGATGTGAACAGATTTTCCTATTAAAATACATACGTATGTATCAAATAAAAATCGAGGTAAACCTAAATGCAATGGCTAGTTAGCAACGGGTGGGTGAGTGGGGAACTAACTTAGTACACGTTTGTCACCGGGGGCTCGCTACGCTCGCGAAGATAGAATCCGGGGATTGTTTATAGGCCGGACCCTATTATGATAGGTTGGACGGGGGAATCGATCAGGGCCATAACTTGCAGAGAAAGCCCCCGTCCACCTAATAGAGATGATACAATGGCAACAAAAAAGACCTCCATGTTTACGCTTACCGAACGACTTACAATTAGTGCTGCAACAACTGACACATTTGCAACCATCGACTTAGGATCCTATGTCGATGTTGGCGACCGTCAAGCATTGCAAGTTCATTCTGTCGACTTTATCTATCAAGGCACAACACCATCTCTTGGAATGCCAGGAGCATTGGGTGTGGTTGCACAAGTTCAATGTCAAGTTACAGACCTAAACCGATCTGGTCTTGTATTCAGTGATGACCGAGCGCTCGTTGCTTCCGGTATTCTACACTTTGACCCTGATGCTTACCTTAGTGTTGCGGCTGACTTGTACCCTGACAATTACGGCAAGGGTTCAGATGATGGCCGATTTGTTGTTAACGATCAATTGTATATTTGTGGGCAATCCAGTGCTTTGGTCGGTGGTCAATCCGTCAACGTTACAGTGCGAGTCAATGCTTCCATCGTCACACTATCGCAAAAGGACTTCATGGCAATTGCAATTCAATCGACCGCTGCTGACAACTGAGGGTGATTCCTTTGGTCAAAGTTGAAGGAACGCTTGATGAATTGAAGGCGTTGTTTGTTGAAGCCGCTAAGCAAGAGGCAAGAGCCACCGCTAAGCGTGCAGGAAAGAAAGCAGTCAAAACAGGCGTAAAGAAAGCGGTCAAGACTGCAAAGCGTGCTCCTTCTGCGTATAACAAATACATGAAAAAAGAACTTGCACGTCTTAAGAAAGCACATCCGCGTATGACTCATCAGGCTCGATTCAAGAAAGCTGCAAAATCTTGGAAGCGTTCAAAAAAAGGTGGTAAAAAGTGAAGGCACTATCTAAGGAGCATTCGTATGCTATATTCACATATGACCAGGGTACGCAAACTATTGCAGTCCAGGAAGGCGGCAATTGGGAACAAATTAACCAAGGCATCAACAACTATCTTGTATCACAAACCTATTTTGATATGGCCGGAATGACACTAGAAGAGAAAACTTTGTTCATCGAAGCTGCAGCAGTTCAGGAAGGTTCAAACTTTGAGATTACTGGACCAACTGGGGCAAAACTTTGGGTTTACGATCTTATCACATCTGTACCGTTTGATGTATCTGAATGGAATTATCGAATGGGCCTAGGCTTTACTCAAACATTAAGTGGAGCGTTAAACTTTGAACATGTCTTGTATGGTCGGTTTCGATTATTTGCCAACGACGTAGACTTCGCTGGTACTACGCCCGTTCTTGTTACATCCGACACCTTTGGCAGTGGACAACCAACTAACAGTGACAGACTGTATTCATACCGCATACTTGTGCCGTTTGGTACTGTTGGTGCAGCAGTCGTACCACCTGCAAGACATCTTATTCTAGCACAAGCAAAAGAAGAGGCGCAATATGCTCAACTAATGAGGATGATGCGATCTTATGAATTGCAGCAGTCGTATGACGAGGATTGAACATGATCGATGATGAAGACAATCTTGCATTGTTTCTACAATATGGTGCAAACCCTCCTATGATTGCACAACCAACCGGACGACCTGTGTTTCAATCTGCGCCAGCCGGTATTCGATATGGTGGCACTAATTATTGGGACAACAGACCAACAAAGGCAGAGGGAAAGAAAATGTTGGAATATTTGAGTTTCCCATTTAAGATCCTGGCACCATATGCTCCACCACAAATCAAACCTGTTTTGCTAGGTGCGCCTAAATTAGCAGACATTTTGATTGATATAGATCCACTAGACAAATTCCAAGAGTGATTATTATGACTG